TTCCAGTCCAGGCGAGATCCGCGGTGAAGTCTCGCCCTCAAAAGCAGCGGTCAATACATCTTTCCATTCCTCGTCGGTCAGCCAGCAGAGGCTTCCATTAATCGGCCACTGCTTCTGCTTTGCCCACGCCCCCAAAATCGGCCACTGGGCTGCATTCTGACCATTATTCCTCCGTTCCTCACAAACTGGACAGATCATTTCGGCCTCTGATTCTCGCTGACCAGCCGCCGAACCCTAAAAAACCCTGCATAGTCGGGATATTGATCTTCAAATTTTCTAGCGTAATGAGCGCAATAATTGTTGTTGAGTTTAAATTCTTTGCCGGTGGTCTCAATCTGAACATGCCAGCGGATTCGCTCAAAGACTGCTGAAGCGCCGTAGTGGGTAAAATCTTTCTGAATAATCATCAACACGTATTTTTCAAACAACCTCCAGACCTCCTGGTTGTTCATGTCAAACTGCTCAAAGTCTCGGTAAATCTGTTCTGCCCTAGTCATAAATCCTCCGATTTAAAGTGGGTTTTGCCGGTGGTAACACGGCCCTGCGATAACGCCCGATCCAGACTGCACCTTGCGAGCGTGTTTCTTACGGCATTGTTTACAATAATAGTTGGTGTGTCGCACAAAGAAATTTGTATTCCCGCAATGCAAACACACTAAATCAACGCTGGGCGGTGGTCGGCTGGGTGACTTCATGCCAGCTCCATTCCATTAATAACCCCTGCGTCCTGACATTTCCGTAAAAACTGCGCTGAGTCAGATCCAGCCCCAAAATGCCGAGCCTGCATCACGATGAAATCCACCTGCTGCTGGTTTTTCACTTTGTCGACCGTCCACCAGGGCATCCGCGGGTTTAGCTTTGCAGTCGCCACCCTCTCGAGCGCCGCGGCCTGTTCTGCGCTGGGCTGGGTGCGCTCAAGAGGGGGACCCGGCAGTAGCAATTTCGGCTTGTTTTGCAGTAAAGCCTGAAACTGCCCCAAGGTAGGCGGCCAGTCTGGAAACTGAACCGGCAGCTGCTTTAAAGCCGCTTGCACCGATTCAGCATCGCCATCCAGCTGAGCCCATGTGTCTATCCAGCCCTCAATCTCGCTTTCGTCTTTGAACAATGACGAGAATTTTTGAGCGTACATACTTTTAAAAACTTGGTGCAGCCTGACCGACCATGACCGTTTCATTGGATTTCCTCCCACGGGTTTATTAATCGAGCCTCTTTCTCTAGCTCGCGTTCCAGAATCTTGCGGGTCGCAGCTCCTACGCTAAACGGTTCAGCTTTTCCCTTCATCCAATCCGCTTTAAATCCGGTCCAGCCTCGAGCGCAGCATTCCCGTAAAACCGCTTCAATCTCGATGCCAGCCTTGCCAGCTTCCTTTTCTATGCCCCGTAGCGCCGATTTTGTAAGCGGTGCCTTTTTTGCCCGGCGGAGAGTCAAAAAATCCTGCCAAACCTCCTCGGATACAGTTTCTGGACAATTACACGCGCCCTGCGCAACTGTCTTTGTTTTTGTACTGGTTAATAGTTGTTGTTTCTCGTTTAACGGTTCTCGGTTAGTGTTTAGGGTTATTTTGGGTTCGGCTTGGGATAACGGTGGGTTATCGGTGGGTTTATTCTTTGGTCTGCCACCTTTAATTCCATTGGCTTTTTGTTTATCAAGGAATGCGTGATAAGCCTCAATTTCTACATCTGCCCTCTTGTTACGATACCCTTCTTCAGTCTTTTCAAAAAATTCAAGCAAGACAATTTCAACAGTATCAGCATCAATCCGTAACCTACGGGAAACCAGTGGGATATTGTTGGGTATTGGCTTTTCAGTGTCGTAGTAGCTATCAAGCAACCGGCGATAAGCAATATCCTCTAACGGGGATAAATGCGAGGTGTGTTTGATGTAATCGCCAATGTTAAACTGGTAATAAAACAAAACAATCTCCTTCGGTGCTGGCCTATCCGGTGAGATGTTCCGGGAAGTCGGCACCCTTGACGGGTTTGAAACGGTCAGATAGACCAGCCCGAAAAAGACTGTTTTCTCTGACTCCCTATGCGCCTCTCACAACGCAGAAAAATCATATTACCTTCCATCTTTAATTGCAAGCATTTCATTCCGCAGCTCAACCGCGGCATCCACGCCCCGTTTCTGCCTGACTTTTTCAAGGTATTCTTTCCGATCCTTGCGCTTGAGGATGGTCCTGGCCTCGCACTCCAGGCGCCACGCCTCGCTGCTCGAGCTGACGATCCGGCCATCGCGGAGAGTCACCGCATCACTCATAGAGCCCTTGATTGATTGCAAGCGCACCCTTTGTGATCGAGAAAATGCGCCAGGCATTCACCTCCGGAATGATCGCTTTCCACGCAGAAACCGCCTGCGTCGACAGCTTCAACGCCTCGGCAACAGCCCGAACGCCCCCGTAATATGCAATAACGTCTGATTTTAGCATCTGTAACCTTTTGATTTGTTTATGTTATAAAATACTTGCAAAATGATGTTGCAAAGTGTTGCGGTAGTCATTATGATTCTTTCCATACCAGATTGCAAACAAAACTTCACAGGAGAAACAAAATGAACAACAAATTACATGATGCCCACATTCAAACCATGAATAATTATGATGATTACATGAATAATTTAGCAGATCAGGAAGCTAATGATCAGATGCGTGAAGCTGAAGGACGTTGGGAAGATCAGGGTTGCAGCAATAATTACGATTACGAAAACTATTGATTCTCCTGCCCCTGCCCACGCGGGGGTTTTGGAATACGCAGCCAGAGCGAGTCTGGCAACCAAACGGAGAAACAAAATGAAAATTAAAATCGTAGAAGCAAACCGCGCAAAGATCAACGCCATGCTTGATGAGCTCAACGGCAAAGCAACAGAGCACACTGCAAGCGCTGAAAATATTTTCAAACTTGCGGAAGCGATGGAAACAAAATTAGATCGTTTCAGTATTTTCAAAAAAGATCGCGCTGGTGCTAAAGCATCGGGCATGTCTGGCGGTGATGTGCCGAGCGCTTACAAATATTCGCGCATTATTAATGACTACACGATCGAGCGTGGATCTTCTGAATGGTTTTTAATTGCGGTATCAAAATATTCAAATTACGGCAACGCTGCAAAAGACTGGATTATGCTGACACCGGCGCAACGCGACATTGCAGTGTCAAAATTTACCGCCCTTTTCGGTGTGCAAAAAGTTGTTGAACTGGCGGTGGCAGCATGACCGCCGAACGCTGCATGTGTGGATCTCAAGATTGTAAGCGCTGCTATCCGAATGGCAGTTTTGAAATCACAGACGATGACCGCGCAGACGCCCTCGATGACATAGTCGAGGAAGTGCTCGACACCGGCAAATTCCCGCAGCTCGGCCGCACTGAAGTCGATCTGTATGAATTTGTCACCGAGGAATTGGATTCTAGTTTTGCATACGAGCTGGTGGTTGCTGCTCTCGGAACAAACAAACAAGGGCTAGAGATTCGCATCGAGCGTCTGCATGACCAAGTGCAGGCCATGCTTAAAAAACACCTTGCCGATGCAGATTGCGTTGAAGAATTGGCGCAAGACATTGCAGATGACAAGGGGCAAGAATGAAACAGATCATGCTTGATTGTTTGCTCGGAATTGGACTGTTTGCAGCAACGTGGATTTTTGTAGTTTTACTTTTCTCACTTAATTAACGGAGGCATTATGAACAAATCAGAATCAGTAGCAGGACTGGCAGCAGCACTAGCAAAAGCGCAGGGAGCCATGAAAGGCGCAATTAAAGACTCTGCTAACCCTTTCTTCAAGTCCAAATACGCCGACCTTGCCAGCGTAGTCGAGGCCATCCGAGCCGCGTTCAGTGCCAACGGCCTGTCCTACATCCAGACCGTCGAGCCTTCAGAAAAAGACGAGGTGCGAGTAGAAACTACCTTGTTGCACAGCTCGGGTGAGTGGATCTCCTGCGGGGTTTTGTCCTTGCCGGTCAGCAAAGTCGATGCCCAGGGATACGGATCGGCTTTAACTTACGCTCGCCGTTACAGCCTCTCAGCAGCGGTCGGAGTGGCGCCCGAAGATGACGATGGCAACGCAGCCAGCGCAGCAAAGCCCAAAAAGACAATGGATTGCACAACCCATATGTTTGCACTGGGAGCCGCGCCTACACTGGATGACCTGCAGGCTGTTTTCAAAACCGCCTACAAAGAGGCGCAGGCCGAGAATGACACAATGGCAATGGCAACCCTCACCAACGCCAAGAACAAGCGCAAAACAGAACTGTCGGCAGCATGAAAGTCATAGACGCAGTCCAGGGAACACCGGAATGGCTGGCCAGTCGTGCCGGCCGAGTCACAGCCAGCATGATTTCCAATGTTTTAATGAAGCCCGAAACCGCGGGTTACAGGGATTACCAGGCGCAGCTCGTCGCTGAAATCTTGACCGGCAAGCCGCAGGGTTCCAGCTTTACGAATGAGCACATGCAATTTGGAACCGAAACGGAACCACTTGCCAGAAGCGCGTATGAGGCCGAGACAGGGTTTTCGGTTGACGAGGTGGGGTTATGTATCCATCCGACGATAGATCGCGCAGGAGCCTCGCCTGACGGTTTGGTGGGCAATTCTGGATTAGTGGAGATCAAGTGTCCGAAAGTTGCCACTCACCTTGCCAATTTGATCGCCGGAGTTGTTCCAACAGGCTACAAAAATCAAATGATGTGGCAGATGGCCTGCACTGGTCGGGATTGGTGCGATTTCGTCAGCTTCCGGCCTGACCTGCCAGAAAACTTGCAACTGATGATTGTTCGGTTTAAACGGGATGAAAAGGAAATAGAAAAACTGGAAACCGCGGTTAATGCTTTTCTGGTAACAGTTGATGAAATGATTAAAAAACTTAAAGGAATCAAATAATGGCTGATTTTGTGCAAAAAGAACTAAGCGGGTCGATGTTCAAGAATCAAAAGAAACTGACCGACCAGCACCCAAACATGACCGGCAGCGCTTTGATTGATGGGGTTGAATATTATGTGTCAGCCTGGACTAAAACCGACAAAAACGGCAACAAATGGCAAAGCATGTCATTTACCAAAAAAGAGCCTAAAACCCGCGAGCAAGCAGAAAAAGCGGTTGCAGAAATTGATGACGACATCCCCTTTTGAGGAGGCAAAATGAGCACAAACGAATTTGACCAGCTTGAGCGCGAATTTAGCCAGGATCTCGATCGCTGGGAAACAGCCCGCGAGCAGCGTCAGAAACGCCAGATCGTCATCCTGCCTTGCCCGTTTTGCAAAAACGACGACGTGTTGGTCGACGAGGTGAAACCGAACGTTATCGCAATTACGTGCGATGACTGCCAGATGATCGGCCCGCACCACGATACCGATCAGCCTCTAGAGGTTGCCATCCAACGTTGGAACGAGAGGAAATCATGACTGAAAAACTGGAAGCCGCCATAGCCTATTTACGCGAGCGCAAAATTTACATCATTGAGTTTCCTTTCGTTCCGACCAACGTCGCCAAGACCGACGTTGCCGCCACGATGCGCCGGTATGAGATACAAGTGCTCGGGCTTAACAATGTGAAGAAAGCTCGCCGTTAAAGATCGGAGGATTTATGGGTAACTGGAATGATTATGACGAAGGGTACAGCGAAGGATTTGCCGACTGCGGTCGGATCGGCCTTGTCGTTGTCGTGCTGGTCATCATCTGCACAGTGCTGGTGATGCGATGAGCGACAAACTGAGAGAGGCCGCTAAAGCGGCATTGCTGGCACTGAAATGTCTGGATGGTCTTGAGTGCGCGAGAGAAGAAATTGAAAACTTGGAAGCTGCGCTTGCGGAACCGGAGCCGACGTTGGGGGTTATGTTGGCTAATCACGATCAGCAGATAAAAGACCTTGCCGCGCAACTGCTGGAACTCAAGCAGTTGGACAGGAACGCAGAGCAACCCGCTGCCCTGCGGAAAGATGCTGCGCGGTATCGGTGGTTGCGGGATGACAAACGCGGCAGGTCGTTGTCCGTATCTTCGCTTGAGTGGACAGGCAGTGCCGAATTAAGCGATGCCGCCGTTGACGCAGCAAAGGGTAAGCGATGAGCGACAAACTGAGAGCCGCCGCGCAAGCGGCAAGGGATGCAATGCGGATGGCGCAAAGAAGTCACGGGGAAATATTGCTTACATACCCGCCCCTAGACTCGTGGGTACATCACAGGGTTGATCTGCGGCTGAACGACGCAATCAAGGCGGTGGAGGATGCGCTTGCGGAACCAGCTATTAAGGAATCCTTAACAGTTGCGAAGCCGGCGGTTAAGAAATCCTGAACAACTGGCGGCTAGCCCATCATCTGCTCTGCCGCATCTTGAACGTGCGCCACACGGTTGAGCCAGCCTTTGCCGAACACACCAAACGTCGGCAGGGATTGGTAAAACGCTTCTTTGCCCAGGCTAAACGCCTCCAACAGCTCGACGGGATCGGCAGCGGTCGCAGCAGCGATCGTGGCCCTGCCGATGATACCGTCTGCCTTCACACCTAGCGCCGCTTGTAGCAGCTTTGCCGCCCTGCCGCCGCCCATGTTCACGGCAGCATCGAATACGGCATAGTCAACACCGCGAATCAGGTCGCTACACTTGCAAGCATCCCAGTATCGCTGTTTATACAACGGCGTCACCAGCTCGGGCGTGAGAGCGCGCATCTCGGCCTCGTCAACATCTCGATTAACCCAGTCGCGCCAGACATTTCGGGTTACGCCGAGGTTGGTCATGCCGCCGGGGTCATTTCGATGATTTGAAAATCCACCTTCTGCCTTCAGCACCAGCGCCAGCGCTGCCGGAAAATTACTTAGCATTTTCAGGTCGCACCACTCCACCCAAACCAAGAGCCACGGCAATACCCTGTGCGAGCAGTTGATACTGAGGCGGCACCATTGGCATCAAAACCATTGCAATAACGCCCAAACCGGCCATCGTTGATGCTTCACCAAAACGCGCTTTTAACCAACCCATGATGATCTCCTTATTTGCTCGGCACATTGCCGCCAACGGGATTTGCAGCCCCAACGGGCGCTGCGGTGAACGAAGTGCTGCCTACCGGCACATGGCCGTTATTCCACGGCGATTCGTTGATCGGGCCAAAACAGTTGGCGAGCTGCACGTTGTTGACCTTCTTGGCTTGCTTGTCGCACAGAAATGACCACTGGTTCGACATGCCCCCACCGGCGGCAGTCGTGGTGACGAACGTCCTGGGCGTCATGGTGACCACCGCCCAAGACGGTGCCTGCGGGTATTCGGTGACCGTCGAGAACAGCGACCAGACCTTACCCGGCGGTGCCTTGCAGCTGCCCTTCATCAGATCTGCGTTTGCGATGGCTTTGCCGGTCAGCACTGGGCAGACCGCCATGCCCTCTTGGAACTCCTTACCATCTACCTTGATCGTCTTGCCGGTCGGCACGCTGGCAGACGCAGCACACAAGGCAAACTCACCATTACAGATCATCAGATTGACGCCACCGGCAAGCGCGTTGGTCGACAGCAAGGTCAGCAGCAATAGCGTTTTCATGGTCAACCTTTCATAACTAAATTTAGCAGCAACATAATAATGGCACCCGCCGCAGTAATGCCGATCATTTCAATGCGCTTGAGCCTTGCGTTGATAGATTCATAGCGCAGCTCGCACACCGCTTCGTGCGAGGTCAAACGAACGTCGAGTTCGGTAGAGGTTGCCATTATTTGCCAATGTCCTTGATGTTATTTTTACCAAGTTGAGCGTTGCGCTTCATTTCTTTCTGCAGCGTTTCAGCTGACTTTTGCAGTGCTTTGGCTTCCATTGCTGCCGCACTTTTTAAGCCAAGTTGACCGCCCATGTAAGCACCAGCAGCAGCCCCCGGCGGTCCTGCAAGAAAGCCGCCTGCAGATCCTCCAACAGTGGCGCCCAGCTTGCCTAAATTGCTTTCAATGATTCCCTGCACCCGCTGACCTTGCAGAGCTGCGCCTTCATAAGCATGAACACCCGGCATGAGCTGGCCAGCATAGTTTAGTGTGTGCAGCTTTTTCACTTCTTCTGGATCAAAAGCATATTTAATCTTTTGCCAGCGAGCATTCATTATTTTGTTGGCGTTGTTTTGATTCCAAACGCCTAGTTTGTTTGAACCTGCTTCGTAAATCTCACGCGCAATCGAGCCGCGCATTTCATTCTTGGCAGATTGTGCTGCCTGCCTTATTTCCGGCGGCACTTCAATATCAAAACCAACACCACGCACCCGACCTTTTGACAGTTGATCGGCGGTGTCGTAGATGTGTTTCCATTCGTCGGCGCCTAAGCTGTTTAGCTTTTTGGGTATATCCTCAAACTTGGTTGCGAGTTGCACGCCGTTGGGATCAATTTCACCAAACATTGTTTTGATGCCTTTTGACGCAAACAATGTTTTTTCTGCTTCATGCAGATTTCTGGCTTGTTTAAGTAGGCCAGGACCGCCTGCTTTGGCAATATCCTCATCAATAGAATTAACCATTTTTCCAATAAAATATTTTCTATCTGGAGACCATGTTTTGTTAATTGATTTTCTAAATTCTTCCATGCTGTTAATAGAATTTGCAGCAGCATTCTCAAAACCAGTTGTTTTGTGTTGTTGCAAAAGTTCTTTAAAACCTTCTAAATTTACTCCTGATGCTTTTGCAGTAGAGTTAAATTGCGGATTGTTCAACAGTTTTTCAATGGTGCTGCTTTCAATTGGATTTGTTCCAACTGTGCGTTTTGCTTCGTCATATAACGCACTTTTTTCTTTTTGCAAAAAGCCGGTCAAACCTTCAAATTCACCACTGGTTTTGTTATAGCCGCCTGCAAAAGCATTGTTAATGCGTTCGCCTCTGGCGTATGGATCGACCAAATTGGTGTCTGCGCCAGTTTGCGCTATGCGATTTTTTGCATATTCTGATAATGCCGTTTGTTCATTTGCAATCTGACGTTTAAGCAAATCGCTGCGCGGTGTTGGCTTTGCAAGATTTGCTTCTGTGTATTCATTTTTTAAAGTATTAATGTTTTGAGTTACAACCCCTGGACGAACGTCAGATTCTGGCCCTAAAACCTCTTGCACAATATTGACTGCTTGCTGTTGATTTGGCAGTTTCAAATCTTCAGCAGTTTTTGATGATTTCAAAAGAGAGAAAACGCCGCCGCGAGATTGTTCTTCGTTTGGGAATGGCCGGTAAGGATTCATCTCTGACACAGCGGCGCCTCCGCCTTTCATCACTGGCGCTTCCGCAGCTGAGGCAACAGGCGGCACGATCGGCGCCCGTTTTTGTGCAAACTGATCGGCCAGCTGCTGGCGCGTAGTGGCCACATCCTGCACAAATTCGACCGCGCCTTTGCCGGCCTGCGTTGCGAGCTTGGCGCCAGCACGCAAATTGCCTGGCACCGCCAGTGATGCCGTTTGCATCATGTTTTCAACGTCAGACAACGGCGCACCCGTTTTTTCAGAGATCCACTGAGCGCCTTTGCTCATGTTCTCGCTAACAAAATTCATCAAACGGGTTGTTGCCTCGCCGGTATAGCCGGGTTCTTGCGTGATACCGGCAGCGCGACCAATCACGTTCTGATACGGTTCGGTGATCTTTTTCTGTATTTCCTGTGCGCCCTCTGGCGTTGTAAATGGTCGAGCAACCGCATAAGCGGCCTGCCCAACGGCAGCAGGAACAGCGCCGATTGCAATATCCGCGAGCGCCGCACTCGGTTGCAAAATCTTCTTAGCAATATCGCCAACCGATAACTGTTCTGTGGTGTATCCGGTATCTTGCACGCGCTGACGTATTTTCGCGCCCTGCCTTGCGATCATCGGATTTACGGCCATGCCGGTTTGCGCTTCTGCAAGTTGCTGTTCTTCACTTTTAGCTGTCGGCACAGCAACCGCCGCAGCTGCTTTAGGCGCAGTTGTGGCTGGCGTAGATTCCCACAGATCCGCAAGCGTGTTGCCTGCTGGCGTTGCCATTGTTGTGGGCGCCGATACCGGCGCAGACGTTCTGCCGCCCATCTCGCGGTTTAAGCTGTCAATATTGGATTGTGCCAGCTGACGAGCTTCCGGCGTTGTAGCGCTGGCAAGTGCCGCTTGATTTTGTGCCAGTTCTTGCCCGAGTATCTTTTGCCGACCAGCATCACGCGTGCGTTGAACATCTGGTGTAACGACAGGAAAGCCAGCCGCCCGCACAGGTGCAGGCGCCGCCGGCGCTTCGCCCCACAATTCAGCAAGAGTCGCCATTATCTGAGTATCCCTAAAGCGCGTGCTGCCTGTATTTTATCGCTCAATTCCTTGATAGCCGCCGGTGACATAGATGCCTTGAGTTTAGCCACTGAGTCAGGCGTCATTTCTTGGAACAACCGAGGATCTGCAACGTTATCAAATTGCAGTTTGCGTTTTTGATATTCTTGGGCATCAGTGGTGAATGGCTGCAAATACTGCTGTTTTGCCAGTTTCATTTTCTCAATGCCAATTAGCTGATCCGCAATTTTCTTGATTGATTCTTCGTTGAGTTTTTTGTTTGGGTTTGCCGCTTCAGCAAGTGAGCGAGCCGCATCGGTATTGCCGCCAGCAAGTGCCAACAGATTGGCATTTTTTGCCAATTGCTCAGTTGCTGTCTGTTCTGCGGTATACGCATCAATCCCAACCAAACGAGCTATGCCTGCTGCCAATTCTTTGCGCGTGCCACCAACGCCTGTAAATGCTTCTGACGAGTATTTTTTAATGTCTTGAAAAAGACCGATTCTAGATTGTGCGTTTGATGCGTCTTGAACGGTTTGAACCCAGTCAGGACCGACAACATTGCCGGTTGCCGTAAGCATTGCCGCTTGAGGTGCGCCAACACCAGCGATCACTGGTTTAGGCGCCACAACAGGTGCACTTGTTTGTGGTGAAAATGGTTTGCCAAGATAAGTTTGTTCGCCCGTTGCTGGATTTACAGTCGGAGTTGCCGGCGGCAACGTAAGCGCAGTTCCTACGCCGACTTGAGTGCCAGGCGGTTGCACTGCGAGATATGGGCTGCCCATTGTGAACGGCGCAATACCGCCGCCAACGTTTTGCATTGCTGCAGATGGAAATAATTTATCTAATTGCGATTCTGCGGTCAGAGAATTTGTTGCGTGACGCGCAAGCCATGCTTTCATTTCGTTTGTGGTGCCTGTTTTTGGCACTTCTGAACGAGCTTGATTAATCACTTGCTCACTGCCGCCAGCATTCTTGATGGTTTTAACCAAGAAATCGTCAATATCCTGCGGCGTTAAATTTTCACGATTTAGCAATTTTAATGATTCACGACTAAAATTTGATTGTTGCTCTCTTAAATTTGCAAGTTGTGCAGTATTCATTTGTGAAGCTGCAGTTCCTGCTGCGCTGGTCGCCGCAGAGATCCTCGGCATCTGCGTCTGTTCTGCAACATTTGCTTCTGCCTGTGCACGTTTAATTTCCTCTGGCATCAGACTTTGTATGCGCTGCAACTCGGCCTGCGCCTGTTGCACTTGCAACGGGTTGACCTGCTGCGCCTGCTGATAGGCTTGGGCGCCGCGAGCAACGCCGATCATGTCAGCCAGCGAGGTTTGCGGCACTGGTCGAATGCCAGCCGCTGCGGGAGTAAATGAGAAGTCAGCCATTTTGAATTCCTAATCAAGCAAGAAAGTTTGACCCATTTGGCCGCCATAATAGCCAGTTCCAGCGCCACCGCCATACAACGGGCTTTGACTGCCCATAATGCTAGAACCGCCGCCAACACTGCCAAATTGATTTACATTGCCGCCGCCCCCTAACAGGCTTGCCAGAGTTCCCGCGCTGCCAATGCCCTGCAGACCGCCGGCATACGCATTAGCCGCCCCCACCTGACCGGCGCCTATAGCACCCGCGGCGCCCACACCCAGCTGGCCAATTGCATTTGCTGCGTTCGTGCCTGCCGTATTCGCTTGCGTCTGCCCAGCCTGACCGATATTGGCAATGCCTGCCAGTCGGTTGTAGATGTTGCTCTGTTGCGCTGAAAAGTTATTGAATGCCTGCTGTGCGCTTGTTTTGGCGTAATCTTCGGCAAACTTGGTTTGCGCCAGATTGACGTTAGAACCGCCGCCGCCGACGTTCATCGCCTGCCCAGTGGCGCCTAGACCTTGCTCGCGCATGAATTGATACGACGGATCAAGGTTTGCGATCAGATCCGCAGACGTGAATGGCTTGGTCAGGTAGCCAGTGCCGGTGATTGGCGCTGTCGGATTGCCCTGGGCATCGTATTGCATCTGCTGACCCGGCAACATGCTGCCGATCGTGTTGAGCGCACCATAGCCAACGCCGCGGGAGGGCGCCTGCTGCGCGTTGATGATGTCAAACATTGCACGTTGTTGGTCAGATGCTTTATTTGCAGCATTTGCCTGCAGCTGTGCCGATGATTCGGCAGCACTAGCTTGGTTTTGACTACCCGCATATCCTAAAAGTGCTGCCCCGCCAATTGCTACCGCTATCCAAGACATATCAATTCCCTTCCAAAATGTGCAAATTGTTGCTTAATTTTAATTTGTTTGTTGCATCAAATAATGCAGTTTCGTCAGGTTCAATCAGTTCGGCTTCAATCTCATCAAGATTGGTTTTGTCAGTTCTATGCACAGTAATTCCGATTGAATCAACAACGGCCATTGTGACGCGTTTGGTGCCGGGCTTTGATTCGATCACATCCCCAGCCTGCAGCCGGCGCATACCCGTTTCGGACCATGCCAAAATCTCGCCTTTTGTGCACATAAAAAAATGCGGTTCCTTGTGCACTTTTCCCACAATCAGCGTGCCGGCCGGTCGCGTGACTTTGCGGCAATACATACCAGGCGAAAAGAAGTGCTCAGTCACAAGCTCTGCCTGCGGCAGCTTGATCATTTCAGCCTGTAGCCGGTCAATCTGCTCTCGGCTGGGCACCACATTTTCAATAACTTCGTTCATTTCTGCAAAATAGGCTGCGTCGTAATAAGCCGCAAGATCAGAACCGCCACCGAGATGACCATGCCGACCAGCATCTGCTGCACCGGCGTGACCGGCAGCAGCGCGACATAGCCTTGCACGACGGACAACACCGCGATCAGGATGGCAAACCAGACGGTTTTGGATTTGAGCAGTTGAATGATCATGCTGATATGGCCCCAAAGGTTTTCCAAGTACCAGGGGTGCCTGCGGTTGTGCAAACCCAACCAACATAACCTCCAGCAGTGGCTGCATTATTAAAAACTATTTCTCCTGCGGCATGTGTTTCTGTTGTTGGGGCGGCGCTTCCGTATTGTATAAACCGTTCTCCGCCACTCCAGCCATTAGACGCACCTAAGAAAAACCCATTTAAAAATAATTGCGAACCTTGAAATGAACCACGGCCACCCGTCATATCACCTGCGGCTTGGGTAGGTGTCGCATCCGACATGGTGAACGCTAAAATAGACCTAACGGCGTTCAAATACTCATATGCGCTATGTACAGGAAAATATCGTATTCCTTGTCCGGTAGAAAAATCATATAGCGAATTAAAAAAATTTAATAGATAACCCGTTTCGCCTGAGCTGCGATTTCCAAACTGAATATTAACGTTGGAAGCTTGACTTGCGGTATCGGAAGGATAAAACCCTAAAAATCCTTGACCGACATGACCGCGAATCATTAAATTATCTGCCGCTGTTACACCCGCGCCATGTAATCCACCTAATACCATTGTGTTTAATGCAAAAGAAGATGCGGGTTGCCCCCCTTCTGAATAGCAACCTAAAAACATAGAACAAGAATTTGTATCGTCTGTGCAATAGCCTTGACCGGTATTGTTTTCGGTATGACAACCTATAAACGTATTTCCTAAAAATGAAGAATCGTAAAAACCTTTTCCTGCATTTCCAACGGCAGAACATTGAATAATAGTTCCTGCGTTTGCGTCCGCACCGTCAAATAAAAATCCATTACCATCACAGCCGGTGACGTTTACTCTTGAAATATACATTAAGTTACAGTTGCCCTCGGTTGCAGCACTACCGCCAGAAGTTGCAACACAATGCACGCCATCTTCGGGAAAATTTTCTATATTTAAGTTATACAGATTTGCTCGCGCTCGGCATGAAATTCCCCTACCCGTAACAGATGCGCCTGGCGTAGAGTATAAAAACATATTTTCAATTGTTGAAAGTCCGGCAGAATATCCAGTACTTGTTGTTCTGCCGTATGTGTTGTAATTATTTACGATAATTCCATCAATACCATTATCAAATTGCAAAATAGTTGAAACGTCTTGCACTTCGCCATAAAGACGAACTGTTTGTTTTAAATTTATTGTTGAAGCAAAACGGTATCTTCCTTTTGGAAAAAAAATGCTATTGCAGCCAGCATAAAAACTCGACGTAATGACTTGACTTGTGCAAGCGGCCAAAGCATTACTTAACGCTGTTGAGCAATCATATGTGCTAGTGCCTGCTTGAATTGCGGCTATTTCAGCCAAAGGTATAAAATCAAGAATAGTAATATAAGATTGCAATTTTTGATGGACTGTGCTGCCTATAGAACCGGTCAAATTACCCGCTAAATTTGATTGCCTAAAGCCAACAAGCGCATCTCCTAGCGTCGGATCAGTTGTGTTAGCAAGATCGGCGGCAACATACGTGCTGTTGATATTGTCATACGTTCCGATTGTGGTGCCGGCTGAATCTTTAAGGACAAACTTATATGTAATCCCTTCGCTTACCCACACTTCACCAACGGACACGCGCCCTGCGGAATTAAGCACAATTGGATTGCTTTGTGCGATCGTTCCCGAGCTGCTGGTATAAGTTGCCTGCGGCGTTGTGGTTCCTGCCGCGTAGGTATAGATCAAACCACCGGCTAGCGGCACACCGTTGTTATCGAAAAACTGCCAGCCTGCGCCCGCAAAAAGAGAAAGATTAACGCTCATATTTATGCCCCTGTTGTTTCATTGTATTTGGCAATCACTTCTGATGTCCAAGCCGTTTTGCAGATCGCCACAACCTTATCCGGCACACCCGTCAGGTTTTGGTCGGGCGTCAGGCTTGAACGGTGATAGGTCTTGGTCAGTTCGGTGCCATCTTCCATGATGCGGGTGGCTTCACGATACAGAACGATGCCGTTTTCGGTGACGGTGATTTGGTCGATTGCGGTTTCTTTGGTGATTGCCATTTGTTTTTTCTTTGTCGGTATAGCTAATTAAACAAAATAAGTAGTAGAAAAATATATATTTGTTGTTGCAGACATTGTTCCTACTGCATAAATCGTTGTGGTAGTTACTTGCGTAAACATACCCGCAGTTGTGCTATTATTTTGTGCCACTCCCGGATAGACGTTATCACCCCCGCCCGAAAATGGAAGTCCAGCACA